TTACTAAATTGAACTGTTAATGAGGTACTTTCATCAGGGTTTTTATTATACCAATCGTAGTATTCACCCATTAATCCTTCATAAAGTTTTGACTTTAATCTTAGATAAACAGGTGTAATAATTTTTTCAGGTAAATCTAAAACCTCGGTTTTCAATCTTCTTAAAACTTGTCTAGAAGTTCTATCCCTTAGTTCTTCTAAGTTTGATGCTCCGGTAACATTCCATATTTTACGAGTTCCTGCGGTAAACTGATAACCTTGACAATATCTAATAGCATAAGCCATCCAATTCTGAGAAACCGGGCTTTCAATCAATGATAATAAGTTGAAATAATTCATTGGTCGGTTAGTCATTGGTGTTCCCGTTAATAACCACACTCTTTCACATTTTTTAGAAAAACTATTAACTAATTTTGTTCTTGCCGCTTGTCCATTACTTACATAATGAGCTTCATCTAAAATAATTAAATCAAAATTTCCTTGTGTGATTAATGAATTGTCCTTATCTTTGAGGTCGTAGAAGTTTTTAAGAATATCATAATTTACAATTACAAAATCGTGTTCAATTGAAAAATTTTTACCTTCGGAAATATAAACACTTCTATCTGAATAATTCTCAATTTCTCTTTGCCAGTTAATCTTCAGAGATGCCGGACAAACAATTAATATTTTTTTTGCACCTGTTTCTAACGCAGCAATAATTGTTGAAGTTGTTTTCCCAAGACCCATATCGTCAGCAAGAATGAATCGTTTGGAACCCGCCAATTTCTCAATCGCCTCTTTTTGATGTGCAAGTGGTGGTCGATGTGAATATTTTTCATAATCAATTTCGACATTCTTAATTGTGTGTGTTTTAATTAAAGCACCTTTTGGTAGCCAAAAATCGTGGATAGTTTCAGAATCTAATACTTTCCCCCAAACGTGGTAGGATTTTTCTTTCTCAACTAATAGCTTTTCCACCCATACCTGTTCGGGGATTTTAAGTAACAATTTTTCGTCGGCAATTTTTTTGGCAAAGTAGGGGTCTAAATCAACCCATCGTTTGGCTACCTTAGGTGTAACTTCGTAATAATTAATAATATAATCGCATTGAGACCTTGTAGGGAAAAATCTTTTATTGGTCTCTTTTTGGTGTTTTAATTTAAGGATATAGTTATTCGCCCCTTGATAAGTTTCAAGAAGATTTAACGCTCTTTGTTCGATTGTAAGATTAGTATTTTCTGGGGGATTGTTCTCCAAAATAATTCTTTTATAGAAATATAACACATTTTATAATATTTATCAATATGAATAATAAAGTACCAATTACAAGAATAAGTAAGTTCTTCGGAGCGGAGGATTTTAAGTTAGAACAGGACTTCGGAACTGAATGGTTACACGGGGATATGAACTTTACATTAGTTCTATATCGTGTTGATAGATATAAGACCAAAACGGACGATGTTTATGGTGAGACCGTATCTGATGGTATTAAGTTTTTACCACCTGTTGAATTCAAAGGGTATGTTCAAATTATGGCTCCTGAGAACAAATATTTAGGTAATTCTAAAATTGACCAAATGGAGCCGGGTAACCTTAAAGTCTCTGTTTATCAAAGAGATTTAGAAGAATTGGATATTGATATTAGTTATGGTGATTACATTGGATACTACGAAACGGAAGATAAAGTAAGATATTATACGGTTAACAATGATGGAAGGGTGACTTCAGATAACAAGCACACAATTGGGGGTTACAAGTCATTTTATAGAACTATTATGGCGTCTCCGGTTACAAATAACGAATTTAGAGGTCTATAATGAAAGTAGTAATAACAGAAAATAGATTATTTAATTCAATCTACAAATATATTGATGAAACCTTTAACTCAAATGATATGGATTGGGTTTATGGTCTTGGTGTAGATGATGACGGATATGTTGATATTGATATGGAAAATGAAAACTTTTTAATTTTTTTTAAAGGTGAGTGGGAAGGTGAAGAAGATTCTGATTCTGTTTTTCATTATTTTGATGTTGACTATTATGATAAAAATGACCCTTCACATAAACCTTTTAGAGACAAATCACCAACTTTAGAAGTTTTGGGTGAGTATGGAAGACACTTAGACTCTATGTTTGATAACCATTGGCACGAACCAATGAAAAAATGGTTCCAAGATAATTTTAATTTACCGGTTAAAACATTATCAACATATTACAATTATGAAAATTATAATTAAAGAAAATCAATATAAAAAGTTATTAGAAACTATTACCAATGATGAAGAAAAAAATCATATAGGTGATAGAGTTATGGTTTATTATAATTTACATAAACACACATTTTCAGTAAGTCGTGATGGTAGAGTAATTACTCACGCTGATTATGTTAAATTAGTTGATGTCGAATTTAGAGTTAGACAAGGAGGTAGAGATAAGGTATTACAAGACAAAAGAAAAAATGTTCATTCATTTGTTATTGGTTATTTAGTTGATTATTGTAGTTATCCTTGTGAAGATATGCCGAGTGAACCAAATAATAATATTGTAACTTATAACCCATATAAGTATAATTCATTTGTTATGAAAGATACTGAAGAACCAATATACCGTGCCGGTGAAGTTAAAATGATAAATTCAAGAAACAAAATATTTATAACAAAACAATAAAATGGGTTTACCAAGTAAAATAAAAAAAAATATACCACTAACTGAATCTAAAACTCTTTTTGCAAGACGTGAAGAACTTTTAGAAAAAATTAATAAAGACGGGACTTATCTCCCAAAATCTTTATTGCACGCCGATTTAGATAGAGGATTTTTAGATTTTGTTAAAAATGATTTAAAAGTGGTTGTTGAAGGTAAAACCATCCCAACGGTTGATATTTTGGTGACAACACAGAATTGGGCTCAATTTACCGAAACTTGGAATTTTCAAAATATAGATAAAAATGCTGAACCACCATTTATAACGGTTGTTAGAACTCCCGAAGTTAAATATGGGACTAACCCTGCGGTTGTATATAATATCCCTAATAGAAAACAATACTTTTATGCTCAAGTACCTACTTGGGATGGGCAGAGAAATGGAATGGATATTTATACTATACCACAACCGGTCCCGGTAGACATTACTTATTCAGTTAAGATTATTTGTAATAGAATGAGAGAGTTAAATAAACTTAATCAAATCATTTTAGAAAAATTTGCATCAAAACAAGCTTATACAGTTATCAAAGGTCATTATATTCCAATTGTTATGGGAGGGATTACTGACGAATCTGTTTTTGATGTTGAAAAAAGAAAATACTACATTCAAACTTATGAGTTTACAATGTTAGGTTTTTTAATTGATGAGGATGAATTTGAAGTAGCACCCGCTATTACAAGAGTATTAACATCAGCAGAATTTGACCCAAACAACACTAAAAGACAGAAAAAAATAACTGAAGAAAGTAAAAGTTTCCAAACAAATGTTTTATTTGTTGTGGGTAATAACACCTTAAACCAAAAAATAAACTACACCGTAGATGTTAACATTGGTGATGTTATTAATGTGGAGAGTTTTGATGTGTTTATTAATGGGGATTATTATGGTAGTGATTTAACTTTATTACAAATCAATACAAACGATGTATTAAGAATTGATGTTGTTAAAAAAGACGAGAGTAAAGAAAGTACAATCCAACTATTAGATTTGTTACTTTAATCTTCTCCGTAGATATCTTTTTTAGGTTTACATTTTTCAATAATTAACCTTTCCAAAAACCTGTACATTTTAATACCCCTCTTTTCACAGTAGGTTTTAAGAATCTCGTGTGTCTCCACCGATATCTTTAAATTTTTAATCTTTTTGATGTCTTTATCCATAAGTAGAAAAAAGGCAGAAAATAATCTACCTAAAATATAAATAGTTGCTACGAAGTAAAGTATTTTGATTTTTTTTTAATATTTATATATAAAATAAATTAATAAACAAACAAACTAATGGCAACAAACAGTAAAGTATTCGTATCTCCTGGGGTATATACATCCGAAGTTGATTTGAGTTTCGTAGCACAGAGTGTGGGTGTTACCACATTAGGTATCGTTGGTGAGACCCTAAAAGGGCCGGCATTTGAACCTATCTTTATACGTAACTTTGATGAATTCTCAACTTATTTCGGAGGAACTTCCCCTGAAAAGTTTATAAATACACAAATACCGAAGTATGAAGCTTCGTATATCGCAAAAGCATATCTACAACAATCTAATCAATTGTTTGTAAGTAGAGTTTTGGGATTGTCAGGATATGACGCAGGTCCGTCTTGGTCTATAAAAACGGTGGCAAACGTTGATAAATCAACAGTAGATTTTTACTGTATAAGTTCAACAGTTGTTGATTGTGTCGCAGAATGTGACGCATTTAAAGAAGTATCATTTACCATACCTTTTTCAGGTTGTGATAATAGTATCGATACTATTGTTTTTGGTAGTATAACCGGAGATGAATCAATTATATCTGATAAATTTTTATTATCGTATGAAAATTTTGATGGTACAACGTCAACACTTAGTACTGATATTAAACAACAGATTTACAATGTAATCTTATCATCAACAACTTTATCAACATCCGCAACATCAGTTAACATTTACGGACCAATACCTTCTTCTAATTATAGTGCATTACAAACATTAGGGTTTACTGGTGTTACAAACGTATTTAATGTGAATAGCGTTGATTCAAGTGTTTGTGATTATACATCACCTGATACAGATGTTTGGTATTATTCAATGTTTGATAATAATGGTAACTTTAATTATAGTGGTAGTTCATTCTTCACTGTTATTGATAATTTAGAACAAACAAGTACATCGTCTAACTGTGCTAGTTTTAATAGTTTTAGTGTTAGTGGAAACGGTGCAAGTATTGATTACAATACACAAACAATAAATGTTTATTTACCACTAGGGACTGATTTATCAAATATTATTGCTGATTTCAGTGCTTGTACAAGTAGTGTTGTTATTAATTGTATCGACCAAGATAGTGGTGTAACGTCTAATGATTTTTCTGCAACAGGTTGTTTAGAATATCAATTAGTATCTGAAGATTTAACAGTTTCTACATTATGGAATGTTTGTATGATTTTAGTAGACCCTTGTAACCCTGCAACAACAGGACATACAGGTTCTCAATCTATTGGTAATATTAAAACTTGTTACTCAGGTAATGTAACCGGAACGATTTATGTGTATACAGGTACATCATATACTGATTTTGATGACGTAGTTATTACAACTTTACGTTCAAGAGGTATTTCAACTTATAGTACATCATCTGATGGACCAACGTATCAAGTAAATGATGTTGCAAATGTAACATTAAATTGTACAGGTAACTATTCAACTGTTAAAACTAACCCATATTCTGAATTTGGTATTAACATAACAGATAAAGATGGTAATACTTTCTTCTTTGAAACTTCTCTTAGTGAGTCAGATTCAAAAAATGTTAGTAAAGTATTTGGAACGTCTAACTTTGGTAAACCAAGAACAACTGTTCCATTATTTGTTGAAGAACATTTCCAAACATTATTAAATTATTCATATAATAAAGGTTATATTAGAGGTTTAAATTGTGATTTAACCGCTTTACCAAGAGCTAAAGATGAAAGTTTTGATACTATTGCGTTTTATTTAGAACAATATCAAACACCGGTATCACCTTGGGTTGTATCTGAATTAAGAGGTAATAAAGTTTACAACTTATTTAGATTTACAACAATATCTGATGGTGGTGCAGCAAATACTGAAGT